TACTGCTGTTGCTAGTGGTGATGGTATCTTAATCAATGACGCTGGTACAATGGCAATGACCAATGTTGATACTGTTTCTACATATTTTGCTTCTCATTCAGTTGGTGGTGGAAATATAGTTACGACAGGTGCATTAGCTAGTGGTTCAATCGCTGCAGGATTTGGTGCAATAGATAATGGTACTTCAGGAATAAGAACTAATACATTTACAGTAGAAACTTCGGTTGTTCCAGACGCTCAAGACGGTGCAGCTTTAGGCACAAGTTCTTTACAATTTTCAGATTTATTTTTAGCAGATGGTGCAGTAATTAGTTTTGGTGATGATAATGAAATTACATTAACTCATGTTGCTGATGATGGTTTAGTTTTAAAGCATGTTGGAACAGGAGATGGTAAAGAACCATCTTTAACTTTCCAGGCTGGCGATGACGATATTGCTGTCAATGATGTTTTAGGTTCTATATTCTTTCAGGCGCCAGACGAAGGTGCAGGTACAGACGCAATAGCTGTCGCTGCTGGTATAGAAGCAGTTGCTGAAGGCGATTTTAGTTCATCTAGTAATGCTACTTCTTTAGTATTCAAAACAGGTGCTTCTGAAGCTGCGACTGCAAAAGTTAAAATTACAAGTGCAGGTCATTTAGTTCCAAATGCAGATGACACTTACGATTTAGGAACAGGTTCATTACAATGGAGAAACATATACACTGGTGACTTAAATTTATCTAATATGTCTAAAACCAAAGGTAATAAAGTTGATGGTACAAAAGGTAATTGGACAGTACAGGAAGGTGATAAAGACCTGTACTTAATCAACAACAATTCAGGTAAAAAATATAAGTTCAATCTGACGGAGATATAAAATGGCAGTAGTATCAAACGGGACAACGATGGCCGATGCTGGTGCTTTTAGTGCAAGTCTAGGTTCTATGGTTTTAATTAAAACCTTAACTGCTTCTTCAAGTGCAACTTTATCCTTTGTTAATGGAGCTAGTTCTGTTGTATTGGATAGTACATATCCAATTTATTTATTTAAGTTTATAAATCTTCATCCAGCCACAGATAATGTTCAGTTTAGACACAATGCCTCAACCGATGCTGGTTCAAATTATAATTTAGCTAAAACTAACACAATGTTTGAAGGAGAACATAGTGAAGGTGGTGGATCTGGAACATTAAATTATGTTAGTTCCCATGATGTTGCAAATTCAACAGCTGTTGCTGAAATTACTTATAATATAGGTAATGACAACGATCAATGTATTAGTGGAGAAATGTGGTTATATAATCCGAGTTCGGCCACCTATGTCAAAAATTTTCATACAGTAGTATCAAATACACATAATGGTAATTATGAAAAAAATACTTACACAACAGGATATTATAATACTACTTCGGATATAGACGCTGTTCAATTTACATTTTCCAGTGGAAATATTGACGCTGGCACAATCAAACTCTACGGAATTAAGGATAGTTAAAATGGGATTAATTTCAAACGGAACAACTTTATTAGACGCTGGTGCTATAAGTGCAGCAAAAGGTTCTCTTACTCTTATTAAAACTTTAACTGCTTCATCATCTGCTACTTTATCTTTTGTTGATGGATCAGCTTCTGTTGTTTTGGATTCTACTTATAAGGAATATATTTTTAAGTTTTATGATATTCATCCAGCAACTGATAATGCAGATTTACAGTTTAATGGTTCAATAGATGCTGGAAGTAATTATAATATTGCAAAAACAAGTACAAACTTTAGATCATATCATTTTGAAGGAGACGATGCTGCTACTATACAATATCAAGATAATAATGATCTTGGTCAAGGAACTGGATTTCAAAATTTTTTTGGAGATGATGGTGTTGGTAATGACAACGATCAAGCTGCTGTTGGAACTTTTTATTTATACGATCCCAGCAATACGACTTTTGTAAAGCATTTTTTAGCAGTAACTAATATGGCTCATGCTAGCAATATAAGTGTTGAAAACTTTACTGCTGGGTATTTAAATACCACTTCGGCTATTGATGCAATACAGTTTAAATTTGACACAGGAAATATAGACGCTGGTACAATCAAACTTTATGGAGTAACCTAATGGGATTAATTTCAAACGGAACAACAATATTTGACGCAGGGTCTATGGCTGCTGGTCTTGGTGGTAGTATGGTTTTTATTAAAAAACTAACAGCTTCATCATCTGCAAATATAGATTTTGTTAATGGAACAAGTGATGTAGTTCTGGATAATACTTACAAGGAATACTTATTTACTTTTAAAGACATTCATCCAGCAGTTGCAGGCTCTATATTTAGAGTAAATTTTTCTGACGATACATCTAGTCATTCATACGATTTAACTAAAACAACATCTATGTTTCGTACTAGATTAGATGAAGATGACTCAGATCCAACTTTAGAGTATGCATCAGGAACTGACATAGCACAAGGAACAGGAAATCAAGATTTGGTAGTAAATATAAATGACAATAATGACTCTTGTTGTGCTGGTTATTTACATTTATTCAATCCGTCATCAACTACATTTGTCAAACATTTTATATCAATTATGAATAGTGATGGAGAAAGTAGTAGATGTTTTGGTTCATATGTAGCTGGGTATGTAAACACTACTGCTGCAGTTACAGCAGTTAGATTTACTTTTGGTGGAAATAACATAGATGTTGGAGATATTTGTTTATATGGAATTGTATAGAAAATGATTATAAATAGTAATAAAAGGAATTAAAACAATGCCAAGATATCATAATATAAATGGGGTAAATGTACAATTCACAGCAGAAGAAGAAACTGCTCGTGATAATGAAGAAGCTGCATGGGAAAATGCGGCTCCTGCTCGTGCATTAGCAGAATTGAGAAATAAAAGAAACAATCTTTTAAAAGGATCAGATTGGAATATTACAAGTGAACTTGAAAAAGGTAATGCGATTTCAACTGACTGGAAAAATTATAGACAAGCATTAAGAGATTTACCAGATGGTAAAGATACTGTTGACAAATGCGAAAATGCAACTTGGCCGACTAAACCATAGTAAAGGAAAATAATGGCACTAACAAAGGCACAACTAATTGATTTAAATGCTAACGAGTTAATACTTGACTTGGACGCAGATACATCGCTTACAGCTGATACAGATGACCAGATAGATATTAAAATTGGAGGCGCTGATGATTTTACTTTCACAGCAAACGCATTCAATGTATTAACAGGTTCTCATGCAACTTTTGCTGATAGTGCTAATGCAAAATTTGGTACTGGTAGTGATATGTTGGTCTACCATGATGGATCAAATTCTTATATTACAAATGCAGTAGGTGCTTTAAAAATTGCAACTGAAACTTCAGGAATTGCTTTAACAATTGGACATACAACTTCAGAAACAACAATAGCAGATAATGCAACAATTACTGGAAACCTTTCAGTAGGTGGAAACTTTGATGTCACAGGAACTTTAGATTTTAGTGATTCTGATATTACAAACATTGGATCAATAGCACTTGATACAATTACAAATGATGGAACAGATATTACATTAGATTCCTCTGGAGACATTGTTATAGACGCTGCTGGTGGTAATATAGAATTTAAGGATGCAGGCACTTTACAACTAACTTTAGATATGGATACTACAGCAGGTGTTCAAATAGTTAAACTTGGTGTTGATTCAGACGATTTAGTTTTCCAACAATATGATGGTAGTGAAGTAGTAAGAATGGCTGATGACCGAAGATTATATTTCTATGATAAAGGTGGAGAGTATATTTATGGAGATGGAACAGATTTACATATAGTTTCTGGTAATGATATTAATATACCAGCAGACATTGGTCTTACTTTTGGAAATGATGGTGAGAAGATTGAGGGAGATGGTACTGATTTAACAATTTCAGGAAATAATATCAATCTTACTGCTACTGCTGATGTCAATATACCATCAGGTGTTGGATTAACTTTTGCAACAGCTGAGAAGATAGAATCAGACGGAACAGATTTAACAATTACAGTAGGTTCAAGTGGTGATATTAATATCCCAGCAGACATTGGTCTTACTTTTGGAAATGATGGTGAGAAAATAGAAGGCGATGGTACTGATTTAACAATTTCAGGAAATAATATCAATCTTACTGCTACTGCTGATGTTGTTATTCCTGCTGATGTTGGAATAACATTTGGTACAGGAGAAAAGATTGAAGGAGATAGTACAGACTTAACAATTACTTCAGGCGCTAAAATAAAT